TGGTAGCACCAATTAAGTTCCTTAGTGGAAGACAACAACAGCAAAAAATAGGTGTAGAAGGAAGTACTGAAAATGAAAAGGTATTAGAGGTAATTGGTCGTGTAGGTATTGGAACGACTATTTTTGAACCATCTAAAACTTTAGATGTAAGAGGATCTATTCATACCAGAGATGATCTTTTTGTTGATACTGGAAGCTATTTAACTACCCTGGATGTCTCTGGAATATCCACCTTTGCATCAGATCTTGATATTAATGCTTCTGTAGACATTTCTAATGATCTTAATGTCTCTGGTATAGCAACATTTTTGAATAATGTAAAAGTCAATACTGCAACACTAGGAACTAGAGGAACAAATAATCTCTTCTTTGGTTTTGGTGCATTAAATACGGTAACCGCAGGTATTAATTGTGTAGCAATTGGTGTACAAGCACTCAATAGTAATAACGGAAATGATAATATTGCTATAGGATATAGAGCACTTTATAATAATCAATCAGCAAATAATACTGCTATTGGATTTAGAGCACTTGAAAACAACCAAGGATTAAGTAATACTGCGATTGGATACTGGGCGATTAGAGATAATACTACAGGAGCTTTTAATAGTGCTCTGGGTAATGATGCTCTTTTCCAAAATATTTCTGGTAATAATAATGTTGCAATGGGTAAAAGATCTGCGGGAGAAAATCTCTCCGGTAGTTATAATATCCACCTTGGCTCATATAATGGAAACACAACTAATAGATCTGGTATTGTTGTTATTGGTTCTGGTGGTGGTAATGGAGTCAATGCATTTGATGTTCCAAAAGATGCAAATAATCAATTAGCAATTGGTCGCAATATTTCTGGGACCAACAATTATTGGATTGTGGGTGATGAGAATTATAATATTGGTATTGGAACGACAAATCCGACAGCAAAACTTGATGTTGGTGGCAATTTAAAAGTATCTAATAATATTGATGTTAATACTCTTTATGTTTCTGGTGTTTCTACATTTATTGGTGGAATTACTGGCACAATCTCCACTGCTACAAAACTAGAAAACGCAAGAACTTTTGAAATCACGGGAGATGTTGTTGCTTCTCCAATTAGTTTTGACGGCACTGGAAATGTATCATTAGCAGCAACCATTCAACCAAATAGTGTTGGACTAGGCACGGACACTTTTGGTGATTATGTTGCATCAATTAGCGGCACGGCAAATCAAATTGCAGTTGATGTGACTTCAGGTGAAGGAACCACACCAACATTAAGTGTTCCTAATCAATTTACAACCCCACAAGACGCAACGGTCACAAGAGACTTAAATGTTCTACGTGATTTAAATGTAACTGGAAATATTACTGTTGGAGGAACATCCGCAACAATCTTCACCACTCAATTACAAGTAGAAGATGCCGACTTAATTCTTGGTGTAAGAACTGATGGACTCGGTAATGATATTTCTACCGATAATACTGCAAATCACGGTGGTATTGCGATTGCATCAACCGAAGGCAATCCACTTGTAGATTTATATGTTGCTGGTATTGAGACAGTACCAACCACATATAAGAAGATTATGTGGTTTAAGGCAGGAACCTTTGCTGGTCTTGGAACTGATGCCTGGTTATCAAACTATGCTGTCGGCATTGGTAGCACTCAATTCCCAACAGGAACAAGACTTGCTGTTGGTGGAGTTCAACTGACTGATAATGATATCATTCAAGTCAGAAACATTAATGCTTCTGGCATCTCGACTATACCAATTTTGAAGAGCACTAATATTGAAATCTCTGGAATATCTACCTTTGCATCAGACCTTGATATTAATGCTTCTGTAGACATCTCTAATGATCTTAATGTTTCTGGAGTATCTACCTTTGCATCAGACCTTGATATTAATGCTTCTGTAGACATCTCTAATGATCTTAATGTTTCTGGAGTATCTACCTTTGCATCAGATCTTGATATTAATGCTTCTATCGACGTAGATGGTCATACTGAGTTAGATGATCTTAATGTCTCTGGAATATCCACCTTTGCATCAGATCTTGATATTAATGCTTCTGTAGACATTTCTAATGATCTTAATGTATCAGGTGTTTCTACATTTGCTGATGTCGTTAGCATTGGTGCAACAGTTGGTATTGGAACTATTATTGACATTATTCCTTATGATACACTTAATAATGGAACTCTTTCCTTCGAAGGTTCGGAAGGCCAGTTATTCTCTATTACTAACAACCTGACTTCTGGTTCTATTTTTAGTGTCAATCCAATCTCTGGCATTCCAATCATTGATGTTCATGCAGATAGAACCATTAGATTGAATCCTTTTGGTGGCAATGTTGGCGTAGGAACCACAAATCCAATTGCAAAACTTGATGTTAATGGTAGTTTTAGAGTTAGTGGTGTTTCCACTTTCCAAGATGATGTTAGTATAGGTGCTGGTGGGACCACAGCATTCTTTGATGTAAGCACTGGTAATATTGGCATCGGGACTGATAATCCACAGGCAAAACTTGATGTTAATAGTGATATAAAAATTAATGACATAACAGTCGGTAGAGGTGGTGGAGATGTAAGCACTAATACTGTATTGGGATATCAGGCATTAGAGTCTAATACTACTGGACAATATAACGTTGCTACTGGATATCAAGCACTTTATACCAACAACGGTGGAAGTTATAATGTTGCTAATGGATTTGAAGCACTTTATTCTAACACCACTGGATTTAATAATGTTGCTACTGGACGCCAAGCACTTCGTTCCAACACCACTGGAATCCAGAATGTTGCTAACGGATATCAAGCACTTCTTTTTAACAACGCATCCAATAATGTCGCTACTGGATTCCAAGCACTTTATACCAACACCATCGGAGACAATAATACTGCTACTGGATATCGAGCACTTTATGACAACACCATTGGAACCAATAATGTTGCTTATGGATTCCAAGCACTTAATTCTAACACTACTGGAAACTTCAATAGTCACTACGGTTCTTTCACTGGAATATCAACAAATGCATCCAGAAGAATTGTAATTGGTTCTGGTACTGATGGTTCAAATCTTTTCGATACACCAGACACAACAAAAGATACTCAACTTGCAATCGGTCATAATGTATCTGGTACTTCCAGTTATTGGATTGTCGGTGATGAGAATTATAATATCGGTATTGGAACGACAAATCCGACAGCAAAACTTGATGTTGAGGGCAATTTAAAAGTATCCGGAATAATTACAACATCAACATATGATACATTATATACAAGTTCTGGGTCTGTTGTTTCAACATCTTCTACTACAAGTCAAGTTGGAATACATTCTACACTATCAATTACATCTTACCGTTCGGTAGAATATACTATTCAGGCAACTCAGGCAAATAATTTCCATGCAACTAAAATACTTGCTTTACATGATGGAACAATTGCTTACCCTTCTGAATATGGTACAATCTTTAATAATACTACTATTGCATCATTTGATATCGATGTTTCTGGTGGAAACATTAGATTACTTTCTACTCCTGCGAGTTCTGGTATAACTACTTATACAATTAATTTTACTGCAACTAAACTATAAATAATAAAAAATAAACCAAAGGGGATAGTGAACCTTGGCTAGTCAAAGTTTTAGAGTAAAGAAGGGACTAGAAGTAGGAGTCGGTGGAACAATAATAACCACTACCGAAGATGGAAATGTTGGATTAGGAACTACAAATCCAACATCAAAATTACAAGTTTCTGGTGATATTAAAATTGATGATGGAGGAACTTACTCCATTACAATTCAATCACAAACTCCAACAGCAGATAGAGTTATTACTTATCCCGACAAAACTGGAACCATAGCTTTAGTAGCAGGTTCATCGGGTCAGGTAACTTTTAATCTAGCAGGAATTAATACTGGAGATTCTAATTTTACTTATGATGCAACAAGTGGATTGACATTAGGAAAACCATTAACTGTAACTGATAATGTTAATATCTCTGGTATTGGTACGATTGCAACCTTAGATACCACTACAGGTACTATTGATTATTTAAGTAATACTAATCTCAATACTTCTGGTATTGGTACGATTGCAACCTTAGATACCACTACAGGTACTATTGATTATTTAAGTAATACTAATCTCAATACTTCTGGTATTGCTACCATAGCAAATTTAAGAGTCGGTATTGGATATACTGTATTGCCGTTTAGTGATGCCATTGGATATGGACTAAATGTTAGAGAATTTGGTGCAACTGGTGATGGAGTTACGGATGATAGGACTTTTATTCAAGCAGGAATTAATTCTGCAAGAGCAACTGGAAAACCATTAATTTTCCCACCGGGACAATATCGTCTTGGAACTAGAGGATTGAGTATTAGTGGTGATGTAAAGTTAATTGGTGCTGGTGGAACTATTACTTGGGGAGTCCAAGATCCATTATTTGCACTTGGTGCTATTATTGGTTTAAGTGGTGTAAATTCTAATATTATTATTGATGGTCTTAAATTTGAATCAAATGATAATAACCAAGCTTTCAATAGTTGGTTTAATAGTGGTTCTCTTGGAAGATTTGAATTAAGAAATTGCGAATTTAGAAGTGGTGCTGGAACTACTGTACCAAATTTATTGGAAACTGGCGATTCTGATATTGAAGAAACAAAACTAACAAATTGTTATTTCTTCAATACTGGAAATATTTGGAGAACTAATTACTCCACTGGTACTCATAAATCTGTTACAATCGAAGGTTGTACTTTTGATGAATCTCCTGTAATTGGAATGAACTCACCCTCTGGTTATGTAAGAGGTGTTGTTATTTCTAATAACCAAATCAAAAATATTAGTTCTCCAATTCAAAGTGATGGGGGAGATTATGTAAGTATTGTTGGTAATGTTTTTGAAAACGTCGGTGTAGTTTATCTTCCAGAGCAATTTGCGAAAAGAGTTGTAATTTCCGACAATATGTGTGTGGATGTTGGACAACTCATAAAAGGATGGTCACAATCAGGAAATTTTGTTATTACGAATAATTCAATTATTGGCAGAAAATTAAGATTTAATCAAAGATTTGGAGTTAATGATTACGATACTACAACTGTAGGAACAGCAGTTACTGTTCCTTGGAATGTAAACAGTTATCCTGGAGAATTGAAAGTCTATCGTTCTACTCCTCTAAATGGTGGAGTTGATGAGTATTTGATGAGTCCTTATTCTTATACTTTTACATCATCTGGTTCTGGAACTAGTGGAATTAGTACAATTACATTTTTTGGAAAATCGTATTCTCTAACTACTTTTAAGGTAGAGCAATATTTGATGCAAGGTTCCGCAGTCGTTGCTGATGATTATGATTCATATAATAATGGAGTACAGGGGGGAATTATTGCCAATAACTTCATCGAAGGATTTGATGTAGCATTTGATTTGGAAACTTCAAAATATACTTGGACAATAGAAAATAATAGAATAAGAAACTGTAATGTTGCTTTTCGAATTTTTGGTGATGGACAATATAAAACTCCAGTTTTGGGTAACAATAATACTTTAAGTGGTGTTACTACAGCAGTTCTTGGAGATTCTCCAATTGAAATAGGTAAACTCAACTATGAAGATGTTAGAGATTTCTATATTGATGTCCCATTTTCTGCGGATAACATACCAAACTTAGTTAATGTAAATGATTGGGATACAAATATAAGAGGATTTAGTTGCCCTGGAATTTCTGCAAATAGAACCATAGTTTCTAATAGAACTGGAACACTTGCATCTTCCGGTGTCTCTACGATTACAGGAATATCGACATCCAATATAGTAACCGGACTTGTTGTAAGTGGAAATGATGTCTCAAGTGGAATAATCACAGCATTTGGTTCTACGACACAAACATTAAGTAATCCAAGTAGTACTGTTGTTATTAGTGTTGGTGCTGGTTCCATCACAGTAAATAGACCATTCACAAATGTTGGCATAGCAACCACTACATTTACATTTACAGCTATAGAACCAAATCGTATACAATCTGCAGACAATCAGATACAAATTTTACCTTCCTTACCATATCATATGGTGGGTAAATTAAAAGTTAGAACAACAGAAATTACATCGGGACAATCTCAATTTTTTGGAGAATATGATATAAGATATGATGGAACAACTTTTATTTACCAAATATTAAGAAAATATGGCACCGGTGCATATAATGGTGGAGTTGGATTCACTCCAAATTTTGGATTCTCGGATGATCTTTACATTTCAAATGGAAAATTATATTTCCAAGCATATAATAATGGTAGTACAAGTTATGCTGAGATAAATTTTGATTTTGATGGAGATTTAATTTACAGAGCATCAAGTAATTCTAAATCATTTTATGGAGAGCAATTTGTAAACTTTTCTAATACCTATAGTTATGATCAGGGTGCAACAGGTTATTCACTTGCAACTATCCCAAGTGCATTTGATGTAATTGTAACTTGTAATGGTAATAATGGTCCAGTTATGCTTCTTTTACCTCCTCCTGTTCCTGGCAGAAAAGTTACAGTAATTAATAGATCTACATCAGCGTGGACTTCTATTAGAACTTTTAATAGGACTAATCATAAAATATTAGGATTAATTCCTAGAGGAACAGTAAGCACTTCTACATTTACGGCAACTGCTGGACAAACTACATTTTCAACTTCTTATGATGTTGGATATATAGATGTTTATGTTAATGGTGTTAGATTAACATCTGGGGAATACACTGCAACAAATGGTACATCTATTGTATTATCAACCTCTTGTTTTGGTGGGGAAAAAGTTGATATTAAAAAAATTGAAAAAGAACAAATAAAAACAACCGATAGTACGATTGGAATTGGTAACGATCCTATATCATACAATCCCGACTATGCAAATATCCAATTGTTGGCAATTTCATATAATAGATGGCAAGTAATTAGTTCTTTCCCCTCATTAACTAGAGATAGAACTGGATGGGTATTTAGTAGTTGGGATACTGTATAAACAAACCATAAATAGTAAAAAATCTTCTAGAAATGTCATATAATAGGGAATTATCACAATTTGCATCATTTGTAGAAGTTGGAATTTCTACTATAGGAATTACTACCTCTGTTGGTATAAACACAACTACACCTAAATCATCACTTCAAGTAGATAATTTTTTGACTTTTGAATCATTTGAGAAGCAAACTACATCAAAAACAAGAACTTTATTAGATACTTTTTCAGTCTCTAATTTTAGTTCTAAGAAGTATCAAATTCATATAACTTGTCCAGGACAAATAACTTCTCTTGGTGGTATAACAACTGGTGGTAGGGGATATACTGAAGGAACATTTAATGTTGGGTTAGTGACAACCTCTGGAACTGGATCTGACGCAAAAGGTACTGTTACAGTGCGTAATGGAGTTGTTAATGAAATTTCTATTTCTTCTCCAGGAACTGGATATACTTCTGGAGATGTATTGACTGCATCTGGAGGAGCTGGATTTAGAATTTCTGTTGCCACTACAGATGTTAGTGGGGGAATATCTTCATTAAGTTCTATTGTAAATTCTGGATTTGGATATACCTCTGGTGTTGGTGTAGGTACTACAACTTTAACATTTGTTGGTGGTAATGGATCCGGTGCTATTGGACTTGCTACTGTTTTTGATGGAGTAGTTACTGAAATATCTCTTTTACCACAATCTTCTAATGATAATTATTATTCCGGTTCAAATTATACTACACAATCTATTATATCGATCAATAGAAGTGATTTAAAAAAAGTTATAAGTCAAATAAATGGTGACCCAATTTCTGGAGTTTCTACACTTACAACATTAACATCTCACGGATTTAATGTAGATGATATTGTTCGTTTTCCCTCCAGTTCAAGCAACTTACAAATAGATGGAAATGTTGATTATTATGTGTTGTCCATTCCTTCATCTACAACTTTTACAATTGGAACTTCTACTGGAATTGGAACTTATGTAGGATTTAATACTGCAATTGCTGGTGTTGCAGGAACTATTTCTGCTACATCTGGAATTATTACCGGAATTACAACAACTAGTATTTCTATTGGACAATATGTAAAACCGATTGATAATATAATTTCAGTTGGGACAACAGTTACTGCATTGGGAATTGGAAGTGTATTTATTAATCCATCATCAATAAATGTTGGTTCTGAAGCGATTTCTTTTGATTTTGGAAGTTATACCTTTGCAGATTTATCAACTGAAATTTATAGGCAAACCTCTACATCTGGAGGTGAAGTTGACTTTCTAAATACTATAGATTCTGTGGAATCTAATTATCAAATTTCCGAAATAACAGTTAATCATTTTGAAACTGGTGCAAGTATTTTAGAAAATTCTACATTGATGAGTGGAGAGTCATTAGGGAATTTTGATGTTGAAGTTCAAAATTCAAATGTAAGATTGTTCTTTACTCCATTGTATCCAAATACAACAATTAAAGTTATGATAAATGGAATTTTAGAATGAACTATGGTCTTTCAAACAATTCAATTTTAAAGTTTAAATAATCATGACAAACATAGTTTTAGAAAAAAGTAATCTTGGTTTAGATTATCCAAGTCGTCTCCCCACTTTAAATATTGATTTTACTCATGAAAGATTAGATCCTCGTATCAGTTTCTCTAGAAATAGTATTGGAACTAGAGTAAATCGTTTTGGGTATATTGAGCAAATAAGTGCAAATAAACCTAGATTTGATTATGATCCCATAACAAAGCAAATGAATGGTTTGTTAATTGAAGAGCAAAGAACGAACTTGATTAATTATAGTGCCAATCTTGCATCTTGGACGAATCCTGGTGGTGGAACTGTTACTGCAAATACTACAGAAACTTTAGCACCAGATGGTACATATAGTGCAACAAAGATATCTCCAAGTCCTGGAACAAATTATGCAAATGGATATATTATATCAAATGCTTTTGGTACATATACACCAGGTGATACTTATAGTCTTTCCTTTTACATTAAAAGTGGAGGATCAAATGCAACCAGTTTTGCTATTATAGCAAATGATACTACATCGGCAGATCAAACATTTTGGATTACTGGCATTCCAATTGACCCGAAACAATCCTATAGTTATAATAGTGTCGGTAGTAATTCTATCCCATCTACACAAATTTCAAATTTAGGTAACCTGGAAAGAATACAATATCCTAATGGTTGGACAAAATTTATACTTTATGATTTTACAATAAGCAATACTGCAACTTGTAAAGACTTAATAATACAACATACTGGATATGTGCCAATTATTGGTTCTCCATTATCTACAATGTACATTTGGGGGGTTCAATTAGAAAAAGGTAATTTTCCTTCTTCTTACATTCCAACATCTGGTAGTCAAGTTACAAGAAATTCGGATTCAGTTAAAATATCTAGTAATGATTTTTCTTCATTTTTCAATTCAAATGAAGGTACAATTATTTTGACTGGAAGAAGTAATGAGAGTAGAAGTGAAAAAAGTGTTGGTGAGACAAGAAGATTTGTAGAATTGAGTGATGGTACTTCTTCCAATAATATATTTTTGGGATTTACTACTCCAAGAACACAATTAAGTGTAACAAAGTCTTCTAGCATTACTAGTAATGTAATTAACTTTGCAACCACTAACACACAATCTAATAGAAATTTTATTACACTTATAGATCCTTTTGGAGGATATACATTCCTAGAAACAAAATTGCCTCATGGATTAAAAATAAATGATATTATTAGAGTTTCAACTTCTTCTAATGGAATGTTGGTAAACACTAATTATTATGTTTCTAATGTTGATTCACTTACTAGATTTAGTTTGGGGACTTCTATAGGAAACAGAAATTCTTTTACATATGGTTTTGACTTATCAATTCCATTTTATACATATAGTTCTCTACAAAAAAGATTGAAAATAGCAGGTGCATATAAAAATAATAATGCACAACAGGCAACAAATGGTATATTAGGTTCTGAAGATTTTAATGTTATTTTTCCAGAGACAATTGATGAAATATCCATTGGCGCTGATGGTGCATTAACGGTAGGTAAATTTTTGAATGGGACTATAGAAAATTTTACTTACTATGATTATAGACTTACAAATCAACAATTAGTCAATATGACTGTATAATTTTTACATACATAAAAGTAATCGGATTCATAAAAAATGTCTAATTTAATAGGAAAAGATCCAAATCAAATTCCAACTAATGGTATGTTAGGAAGTATGGCATTTCAAGATGCATCTTATGTTGATGTTGATAGAATAGGAATTGGTACTTATGGTGCAGTTTTAACTTCACCAAATGGAACTAGATATCGATTATTGGTCGATAATAGTGGAAACCTATCAACGACTTCAGTTTAGAAGAAATAATAAATACAAAAATAAGTTAACTTTTTAAATCATGTCCATTATACATTCAACTAGTATTACTAATCTTGAAGTTATTGATACTGGTTACAATATTGTTTCAAAAATTGTTGTAAAATGGACTTCTTATGACGATACCGATCCACAGAAAACGACCATTGAATCTGTAGATAAGTATGAAGTAGAAACCCATAATGTATCCCCAGATTCCGATGAATTTATTCCATTTAAAGAATTAACGGAAGAAATTGTACGTGGTTGGATTTCTGATCAATTTAATGATAAATCAATCATACAAAATCATGAGCATTGGATTGATAGTCTTCTTAATCAATCTGATAATTCGCAACCTACTTGGACTATATTTAGTAAAGATGTTCCTTGGTGATTGATTTTTTTTATCATATATGATATAATATGATTTGCTTTAGTATGACTTATAGTAAATAATATATTCTTATGAATTTTACCGTATACTCAAAAGAGAATTGCCCATACTGCTATAAGGTCAAACAGGTATTGGAATTGACAAATAGCAACTATGTGGTTTATAATCTCGGTGAGGACTTTACGAAAGAAGAGTTCTATGCTGAATTTGGGAAAGGATCAACCTTTCCCCAAGTGATTTGTGATGATAAAAAGTTGGGAGGTTCCGTTGACACAATCAAATTCCTCAAGGAACATCAACTCGTCTAACATAAATAAATCAGAAGACCACAGAAACCGTGGCGTTGATTTTATTCTTAATGGAGGTAAAAGAAAGCAGACTCAACCATTTCACATCATCTTTGAGAAGATGGTTTGCTTTCTAAATCGGGAAGTCACCATCTATTTCGAGTTTTCCTTTAAGTCAAGGAAAAGAAAAGTAATTTCCCGGAGAAAGAAAAATGTTAGCAATTAGTTTAGTATTTGGTTCATTCCTGACCGTTTTATTTCTAATTGTTGGACTTTTAGTTGGTTGGACTGCCAGAGAATACATGATGAATTATCGGGAAGTACCAAGACCTCACCCAGAGATGTTTGACGGGCAAGGTAACCTGATACCTGACGAAGTAATTGCATTTAATTTTGACAACTATCATGACTACGAAGACACCAGCGACGAAGACGACGAGTAAGGCAAAGACAACAAAAAAACCTGCCACACAAAGTTTAGATCTTCCAAACAATCCACTCATTTTTGAGATTTTTGATCTTGCATCAAAGCAGAGATCAAAAGCAAAGAAAGTAGAAGTTCTCCAAAAGTATAATCATGATGCTCTGAGAATGCTTTTGATCTGGAACTTTGATGAATCGATTCAGTCTGCACTTCCAGATGGACCAGTTCCTTATTCTGGTTATGCCGAACAGACAACTCAAAGTGGGACTCTTTCTACAAAGATTACGGAAGAAGTCCGTAGAATGTATGAGGTAGGATCTTTCTCAATGGGAGCATCTGATACTGATGGTAAGACCACTCTTCGCAGAGAGTGTAAGCACTTCTATCACTTCATTAAGGGTGGCAATAATGGTCTGACTTCTATTCGTAGAGAGACCATGTTTATCAATCTCTTGGAAGGTCTGCACCCACTGGAAGCAGAGATCGTTTGCCTTGTCAAAGATAAGAAGCTCTCCGACAAATACAACATTACAAAGGAAGTTGTTTCCGAAGCATTTCCTCAAATCGTATGGGGGAATCGTGGGTAAGGGAATCAATATCATTAATGTAGATTGCGATCCTTCTGCCGCCAATGATAAGAGTCTTCCACGAGATTCTTATCTGATTACCTATGGAGACAATGGAGAACAAAAATATGATGTTGTTCAGGGTCTCCAATCAGATATTTTTGACCAGTATTGGGATAAGTATCGTGATGTAAGAGGACTTAAATGGACAGAGGGAACAGTGAACCCTAAGATGTGGGGTTATAAACCAAACGAAAAAAAGAAAAAGAAATGAATGAGGAAAATCTTAGAGATCAAATAAATCAACTGATTCGTAATGAGATCCAAGAGAACATTAATGAGTTCGTTGATATGAAAGACGAAGAAAGAAAATCTGGACTCGGATTTGTTGGTTCGGATGACAATAAAGACCTCACTGTAAGAATTCCTAATAAAGAGATTGATAAGATCATCAAGGAGTATAAGAAGATAAAAAAATATCACAAGTCATCTTTGTTTGAGATTAAGAAGCTAAACCAAAAGTGACTTTTGTTTCCCGGAATCGTCGGAAAAAATCCCGGCAAAATTTTGGGTCTGTAAGGTTTTGTATCATATTTTACAGAACTCACTTGCTAAATAATCTCAACAGGGGTATAATACCCTTACGTTCATCCTATGATTTTACCTCTCCTACTGGCACTTGCCCAACCAGAACCAAAAATGCTTCTCACTTGTGAGCAGTTTGAGTGGTTATCTGAAAGGACAATGAGAACCGAATCTCTTTCTGTATGGAAGAAGATTGAGTTTATTGCTAGATATGCAGACGGGACTGATCCTGCCTGTTTCCCAGAGGTAGAAGAATAGGACGCAAGTAGGACGACGCGGAACGGAATGCCTATGTTCTTTTATACTTATTACTCATACGAACCATATGGTCGTGGATATATCGGTTCTAGGGGGTCTTCTGTAGAACCCTATAGCGACCCGTATATGGGCAGTTATACGGACGATACTTTCAGTCCCACTGAAAAGATTGTCTTATCTACCCACGCGAGCAGGGAAGAGGCACACTTAGCAGAAATAAAACTCCACGAGTTTTTCTCTGTTGATGATAATAAACATTTTGCCAATAAAGTAAAATCAACTAGGGTTGGTTTATGTTCCTATGGTATGGTTCGTGTGAATAATGGAGTAGAAGAAAAACTAGTCCATAAAGACCAAGTTCCTAGTGGTTGGGTAAATGGGAGATTGGTAAATCCAACTTCTTATATGAATACACCTGATAGGTATATTAACGACGAAAGAAGAGGTTCTCTTTATAAAACCTTCTTGGAGGATGTAAAGAAAGACCCATCTATCTTGGACATACCTATCAGGGAACTTGGTAGAATGTATAAAACTAGCCACACTTCTATTCGTAGGTGGAAAAAAACTAGGTCGTTCATTCGCTATTCGCAAATAGCGAACGCAAACGCCGCCCGAAGGAACGGGATTTAACCGTCTCATTTCTTTGGAGTAAAACCATGTCTAAAGTCGTTTATCGTGGTCAAGCATACGACACTGTAGAGCGTCGTGAGCAAAGACAAGCACAACAGCAACCTCAACAGCACAACGAAGCCTATCGTGGCATTAAGTTTGTCAAGGAGGACAAGTGATGCAGAAACTCAATTTCCTTCAACTCATTAAAGAGCAGAAGCAAAAAGAAGAGAAGCGTCATAAAGCAGTTCTCTGCATGGCGGGTCACTGCCAGGTAGGTAAAAAGTGATTGCTTTGATTGCTGGCATCGTCGGCGGATCAACAGCATTCATGCTTCTAATTTATGCTGAAGTACTATTGCTGAGTAAGTAATGCAAAATTACACATATCATTATGATGATATGGATAAAGATAACAGACCACCTGCCTGTTATCAGTTAAAGTACAGAGGTTGCAACTATTGGTCATGCTACCTTGTTCATTTGGACGAGTGGTTTGATAAACTACTAAAGTTTGAGGGAGATTGACTCTCCCTCTTTTTTTGTGTATAATGGTGAGAGAGAAATCTATTCTATGGACAAAGACAAACTAAAACTGATTGTCCGTAATCTTGAACTGTTGGTTGATTCTCTGAAAGCAGAAATTTATTCTGATACTCAAAGTTACTTAAAGTATCAGGACTCAACACTACATGATTACGACGAAATCTTTGAGGACGATGATGGATACCCAGATTAAAGAGGAACAAAAATGAGTGTAAAACTGATCAGTGTGACGCCCGATGCCGAAAAGACGATGGCATATGTGGCACGAGTGTCAAATCCAGCAAACCAGGAAAATGATAACTATGCTGGACTTTTGCGTTATTGTATCAAGCACCAACATTGGAGTGTGTTTGAGCAGGCATTTATGACTTTGGAGATTGAGACGAATCGTGGCATCGCAGCTCAGATTCTGCGTCATCGTAGTTTCACATATCAAGAGTTTTCCCAGCGTTATGCAGATTCTTCTTTGATTTCTGATTATATTCCTGTGCCTGATTTGCGTCGTCAGGATACCAAGAATCGTCAGAACTCCATTGATGATATTGGTGAGTATGAGAAACTGCAATTGCAAGGTAAGATTCAGGAGCATTTTGCGGAGGGTATGCGCCTCTACAAGGAACTTCTTTCTCACGGAGTAGCAAAGGAGTGTGCTCGCTTTGTACTGCCTCTGGCGACCCCCACACGCATTTATATGTCGGGTTCTGTTCGCTCATGGGCACATTATATCTCTCTGAGATCTGCTAATGGCACTCAGAAGGAGCACATGGATATTGCCAATGAGTGTAAAAAGGTGTTTACCGAACAATTCCCCACAGTCGCAGAAGCACTGGAATGGGTCTAAATATCATTATCTTGAATTCATAACAATGGCAACATACCCCGTAGTGAATAAAAACACTGGTGAGCAAAAAGAAGTTGTGATGAGTATTCACGACTGGGATCAGTGGTTAAGTGATAATCCAGATTGGACACGAGATTGGTCTGATCCTTCCACCGCACCAATGGCAACTGATGTCGGTGAGTGGAGAGATAAACTAATTGCAAAAAATCCAGGATGGAATGAAGTGCTTGCAAAAGCATCAAAAGCACCAGGCGCAAAAAACCTAAAGATCTAATATGGCAAGAAGAAAAAGAGCATCTGCAGAGCAACCCATCGGGGTTGGACTCACGACAAAGCAGATGAAGAGGAAAAAACCTCTGAGTTCTGACTATTTGGTTGAAATTGATCCACTTACCGACAATCAAAGAAAACTTTTTGAGTCATATAAAAACCAAAAGCACTTAGTTGCCTATGGTTGTGCTGGAACTGGTAAAACATTTATTTCTCTTTATAATGCAATTCGTGAGGTATTAGACGAAAGAAGTCCTTTTGAGAGAATTTATCTTGTTCGTTCTCTTGTGGCAACTCGTGAGATTGGATTCCTTCCTGGAACCTATGATGACAAATCCGATATTTACCAGATTCCCTATAAGAATATGGTAAAGTACATGTTCCAAATGCCTTCTGATGCAGACTTTGAGATGCTTTATGGCAATCTCAAATCACAAGAAACCATTAAGTTCTGGTCTACTTCCTTCCTTCGTGGAACCACACTTGATAATGCTATTGTGATTGTTGATGAATTTCAAAACTGCACAATGCATGAATTGGATTCTATCATTACTCGTATTGGTGAAAATTCCAAGATTATCTTCTGTGGTGATGCAACTCAATCAGACTTGCAAAAGACGAATGATCGTAATGGAATTGTAGATTTTATGTCCATCTTGCGTAAAATGCCATCTTTTGATATAATTGAGTTTGGAGTTGATGATATCGTTCGTTCTGGTATCGTTAAAGAATACATTGTTGCTAAAATGGAAGCAGGTTTTTAATGTTTAATCATGTTGATATTAGTCTTCCTCAACTTGAGAGGGAGACTATTGATGGAGTAAGATATTACTCTGTTCCCGATGAAGATGAACTCCTTCGACTGGTCTCCATTACATCGGTGACCAGTCATTTTAATAAGGAGATTTTCGTCAACTGGCGGAAGAAAGTTGGTAATGAAGAAGCAGACCGTATCACAAACGCAGCAACAAGTCGTGGTACGGATATGCATACTTTGGTAGAACATCACCTTAAAAACGAGGATCTACCAAAAGTCCAACCAATCTCCGATTTTCTCTTTAAGATCTCAAAATCAGACTTAAATCGTATAAATAATATTTACGCCCTTGAAGGGTCCCTATATAGTAAGCAACTGGGCATTGCTGGGACCGTTGATTGTATTGCCGAATATGACGGCGAACTAGCAATAATCGATTTTAAAACTTCTAAAAAACCAAAACCACGCAAGTGGATCGAACACTATTTTGTACAGTGCATGGCATATGGTTGTATGCTGTACGAACTGACTGGTATCTCAGTCAAAAAACTTGTAATCATCATGGCTTGTGAAAATGGAGAATGCGTCGTCTATGAAGAACGAGACAAATCAAAGTACATCAAACTTCTCACCCAATACATTAGAAAGTTTGTTAGAGATAAACTGGAACTCTATGGAACAGAATAAAGAACTAGAACAGGCAATAGAAAACAAATTTTTGACACCTTCTAGGTTTGCCCTAGAGATTGAGAAAATTGTTGCGGAAGAAAACATCAATTATATCGATGCCATCTGTCACTATTGCGAAATCAATAGTCTTGAGGTAGAATCAGTAGTGAAACTGATTTCTAAACCCCTGAAGGAACGACTAAAGTGGGATGCAACTCGTCTCAACTTTATGAAGCGTACTTCTAGGGCAAAACTACCACTATGATTTCCCGTGATGAATTAATGCACCATCGCCTACAAGCATGGTTGCGTGAGAATAAATGCGATGATATTGAGTATCTTGGTGAATATGAAGATACTCTAGGAATTATGAAACATTGGTATCGCATTGCCGACCATGAAGTCACAGTTGATTGTATTGAAGATCTTGAGTTAGTCGATGCTGAAAGTGACTAAATAATGGTGCTTGTCTGTCGTTATTCAAGCGGAATGGGGTCTTTATGACCCTTTTCTTGTATAAATAACTGTAACGACAGTCAAAGCAGAAATGTATTACGTTTATCTCTATTTGAGAGAGGATAGAACTCCTTATTATGTTGGTAAAGGTATTGGTAGAAGGTGCTATAATCCTCATATTAGAGGTGGCGGAGATATATGCCCTGACGATAAAGACAGAATTAAGATTATAAAATATTTTGATATTGAAGAAGATGCCTACATCTTTGAAGAATGGTTAATCTCTGTCTATGGTAGAAAATGTGATGGTGGTATTTTAATCAATATAAAAGATGGTGGTATTGGTGGCGGTTCAAGTTTGCCATTAGACATAGAGGAAAGGAAAAAATATAAAAGAGAATATATGAGGGGGTATAATAAAAAATACTACCACGAAAACCCCGAAAAGGTAAAAGGGTGGAGGGATAAAAGAGCAGAGAGGAGGAGAGAGACGGAGCGTGCCTGGCGTGCTAAAAACAAAGAGAGATTGAATGCCCGCAAAAGAGAACAATATTGGAAGAAAAAACTTGAAAGTGTAGACAAAGAGTGATATAATACATATAGTTATAATGAAAAAAATTGAGAGTGGCACCATTCGAAGTCTACTGTGAATATCTTGCCCTAAAAAACCACTTTTCAAATCCAAAATACGACTACTTTAAGTATAATAAAAAAGTTCGTGCTACTATAACTTCCTTTAATAAGAGAAAAGATAAGTACTTCTTTGAAAAAACAAGTCGTAAATATAAGGACGAAGAGATTGTTAATTTTTTGGTCGCAAACTTTGTAGAATCTACTAGTGTAAATCAGGTATGGATTGGCGAAATTATCAATTCTGGCGAAAGAAACTACGCCGAATGGACGAAACGACAACAGAGTTTGACCTACTTGTTCAAAGAACAAAGCAACGAATTGTTCTCGGAGAACGAATTAGAGAGTGTTTTCGACTGTTCGAAAGGTCATCCACCCGTTCTAAAAATGTTCCTGGGCGGGAAAATTTCCCTAGAAACCCTAGTGATATATGATAAAATATTCCTGTTCGGGAATAAGTTTGATAAGCAACTTTTGGACCCAGTGTGGGAATCCGTAAGTTTAAAATTAAAAAAATATTCTCCGTTCATAAATATTGATGTGTTCAATTATCGTAAGATTTTGCGGTCTATAATCAATGAGTGACTTTTTCAAATCTGATATTATCCAAGACGAACTGACTGAAATCAATAATCTTCAGGAAGAAATCTATGGCAGTATCCTGACCTTTGGTGGAATGGATGCTGAGACCAAAATGGAACACGTTGAAAAGTTACAGACCTTGCTAGAAAAGCAAAGGATCATGTATACTAGATTGTCCCTTTCAGACGACCCAGAAGCGGTTGAGATGAAAGAGAACCTACGCAAATCAGTGGCACTGATGGGTTTCCCACCAGAGACTGATATGCAAGTTTTATTCGACAGTATGAGAGAAACAATCGAATCCCTCAAGCAATATCTTGACGACTGAGGGCATCCTTGCTATACTATCCGAGTAAATCCCCCGAATCCAAATCAATCCGAGGTAATCCAAATGTCTTTCGCAGACCTTAAAAAGCAATCGAAACTTGGCAACCTGACCGCAAAACTGGTCAAGGAAGTCGAAAAAATGAATAACAATGGCGGTGGTGGTGATGACCGCCAATGGAAACTGGAGTGTGATAAGAGCGGCAATGGTTATGCCGTGATCCGTTTCCTGCCTGCTCCGAATGGTGAAGACCTGCCGTTCGTCAAACTCTATAGTCATGCATTCCAAGGTCCTGGTGGTTGGTACATTGAGAACTCTCTGACCACCCTGGGTCAGAAGGATCCTGTGTCTGAGTACAACACGATGCTGTGGAACAACGGCACCGATGCTGGTAAGGAAGCAGCACGCAAGCAGAAGCGTAAACTGACCTACATTGCCAACATCTATGTGGTCAAGGATCCTGCCAACCCCGAGAACGAAGGTAAGGTCTTCCTGTATAAGTTTGGCAAGAAGATTTTTGACAAACTCACTGCTGCCATGCAACCTGAGTTTGAGGATGAGGAAGCAATCGATCCGTTTGACTTCTGGGGTGGTGCTAACTTCAAACTGAAGGCAAAGAACGTTGCTGGTTATCGTAACTACGACTCTTCTGAGTTTGCCCGTCCTGATGCACTCCTGGACGATGATGATGCCATGGAAGCAATCTGGAAGCGTCAATACTCTCTGGCAGAACTGGTTGCTGCTGATCAGTTCAAGGACTATGAGACTCTGAAGAAGCGCCTTGACTATGTGCTGGGTAATAAGGGCACTCCTCGCTACCAGGATCCCGAAGAGTTTGATGAGGACAACACTCGTGGTTCTGCCCGTGAACTCACCGAAGACCTCCGTGATGAACTGTCTTCTCTGAAACCCACTCGCACCGTTGCCTCTTCTGACGAAGATGAGGACGATGATGCAATGTCCTATTTTGCCCGCCTTGCCGACGAGTGAAGTCTGATTACACAATAGACCGTGTAAGCAAATCCGAAGCCGCAGAGTTACTTCTGCGGTTTCATTATCTTAAGGATGTTTCAAAAAGTTTCAAATCTGGTTACAATTACGGTCTATACAAGAAAAATGACTTTTCACCTCTAAATATTGGAGGCATTCAGGGAGTTTGTATCTTTACTGGACTCCCTGTTCCAGAAATTGCTAAAGGCGCGTTTGGGTTAGAACGTCATGAACAACAAGGACTCTTCGAGCTCTCAAGGCTCTGTATCCACCCCGATACTCAGGAACGAGAGTATAATATCACTTCTTGGTTCGTTTCAAAGGCGATTAAAAACCTTAGAAGGGAAACAGAAGTCAAAGCAATTATCTCATACGCTGATAGCGACCATCATAGTGGCACAATCTATCGGGCTTGCAATTTCAAGTATTGCGGTCTATCAGATGCAAAGAAAGATTTCTACTATGCCGACGGCACCAAGCATTCACGAGGCAAAATAAAAGGTGCCGAGGGAGAATGGAAAGAACGCTCCCGCAAGCACCGATATGTGATGATGTTTGATAAGAATCTAAAACTATTGTGGAATAGTGACCCTAGTGTTCTCAGTCTGAATTAGACCTTCGCTTACATATTCAGAAGATAAATCATAAGTCATAATTTCTCTCATATCATTGAGAAACTGTTGCAGATATTCTCTTCTCAGCAAATAGATAGAAGATTTTTGGTTGTTCTTTCTGGTTTCATATTCCCAGTTTGTGACTGGTCTTACTGGATTTAATGTTGCTCTGTAATCATCGGGATCTGGTATTGTGAAATTGGAATCAACGACCTTTTCTTTTGGAAGAATTAATCTACCACTAGAATCCTTAACCTCTTTGGTTTCATAATAACGAACATCATTTAATTCATCTATACCATAAAGGTTTTCTGCATATTTGTAGAGATGATAATTAGATAGAGGCCATTCGTCTCTTACATTAATAATGCCAGCAGTTAATAAGACCACCCAATCTAATTCTGCATTTCCATAAAACTCTTCTGCTACGAGATCTGGTCTAGAACCTTCTGGAATTTCGTATTTGTTGAAGATAGTGAAGACTCTTGATAAATCATCACGGAGTTTGTTTCTTCTGAATAAGTTTTTTACTGTTATGTAACTTTGTGAGGAAAGACTATCAGATAGAAAAGACTGATAGTCAACATTTGGTAGTTCTCTGAAGTATCCCATTTTAGTACCCTACTCCCTCTTCTTTTGAATCGTACTCATCATAATCTTCATTGTAAATTGGTGTCAGTTCGCTGAATGACAAATCCATCTGCATTGAGATTGGTGTTCCATCATAATAAGTGGCATGAACACCATCACCAGTATAATTAACGCTCATATTTGTAAGAGCACACAACTTAAACTTGTTTAAGAAACTATGTTCCTGGTCACCTTGCATATATTGTATTTGGAAAATATTTGGAGTGTTTAATAATGCTCCACCAGAACCTTTTGGTGCCATATTTCTCTTAAATGCCTTTATGATGGTTTTAATTTCATCAGACTCTTTTTGGAATCTTGGAGTGAACTTAAAAGAGAACTTAAACTGCCTTAATCCAGGACCAGAGAACAGGAGTTCTTGGTTGGGATTAATGATAGTGCCCTGAGATCTTGCAAGGACTTGATCTAGACTTAAATTTCCACCAAATGTATTTACTGCCTGTATAGCAAAATAATTTTTTACTAACTCCGGATTTCCTGCCAAACTTCCAACCATACCTTTTACTGCATCTGCTGCACCTCCCAGATCTCCACCAATCAAATTTGATGCTGCTGCAAGTCCTTGCTGTTGTAGAAAGTTCATGCTAGAAGCACCATAATTTGCAGTATTATTATCATTAATTTGTGAGGGAATTGGAAGAAGTATTGTGCCTAAAATATTTGCCTTATCCGCCCCAGCAGGACCTCCAGTAAGTCCTTGTCTTTTATATGTTATGGCAGTGAATTTGATGAAATCTTGTCCTTTTTCTATGGCATCTTGTGGATATCTAAGAGATCTAAATTTTTCCTTTTTACCCCGAGTTGGTATTGGTTTTGTAATCTGTTCTTGTTTTTTGGGGGGTGGTGTTGATACGGCACCATTAGTCGGAGGAGATGGAGTATTTGGAGGAGTTTGTTTATTTTCCTTTCCTTTATCGTATTCTTCTTTCGTTACCGTAGTCCACTTTTTCCCATCCCACTTTTCATAGGCAGTCCCAGTTTGACGACCTCTACGATTAGATACTTTTTTGGTACGAAGTTCACCAGCCCTTGCAAGATCTGCTGCTTCTTGCTTCTTTACCGCTTCTTCCCGTGTTTGTACTCTTTGTTCTGCTAATTCTTTAGAGCGCGACTGCCTTGACATTTATCCGCTTTTCTAACTATTTAGAGCGAATTTTACGAAAACTAAGTTCTACCACATCAGAAAGTTCTTCTGGGTAGATTTCATATAACTGACCAACGACTTGATTATAATTATACTTTCTCATTTCACCGCCCCAGTGGAAATTTTCACCACGAAATCCCCAAGAATAAACATCTGTCACTGCGACTAATGGAAACTCATCATATTGTATTCCATTGGTCTTAGCACTATAAAAGAAAGTATAAAACTTACCAGCACTTGGAATCGTTCCACTTTCACTCAGAACACTAATCAGTTCCTCCATCTTGTCATCTGAGGACTCTGTTCCAATTAAATTATCAATCACTCCACGCACACGATTATCATTATCATCTGTTGGATTTCTTCTTTGTTTTAGAGTTTTTCTTGGCATTACTTAATACCGAGTTCGTTTTCCGTAAGAACCTTAAACTCATAACCACGATCTAGACACCACTCTTCTGCTGCCTTCCACTTTGCCTGATTCTTGGCATACTCAACGACTTCATAGATATATGCTTTCGTCTTTCTTTTCTGAACCTTTGGTTCCACACACTGTTTTTGTGGTTTAATCTCAATAATCATTTTTTTGATTTTACCACTAGATTCTTTGACCTTAATATAAAAGTCTGGGAAGTATCTGTGGTATCTATTGTCCAGTGGTGATCTGTAGGGAATAACAACCTCCTCACTAGAATATTCTATAATGTTTTTATTCATATCGCAGTAGTAGAGAAATTTTCTTTCCCAACTACTTCTATAAATGATATTATAAACATCTCCTTTATATTTTTCTGGATTTGATGGTTTATATTTACCTTGTAGATATTCTTTCTTAGGCATTTTTCCATCCTTTAACAGATTTTCTTTTTCCTTGCATCAATTCGCAAACATGACCACTACTTAATTTGTGCTCCCTACAAAAATGCGATAAGCAAGAAAATTCAACTATTTTACCATCTTTAATTAAAGCACCTTTTTTGTGTAAAGATGGTCTTTTTGTTCCAGTAGCACTTTTACTCATTTTATCTTTCGTTTTTTGAGAATGCTTTTTTCCACTCATTCCGTGATTTTTTAACCTTTCTTTTCTTTGATCTTTTGAAAGATTATTCCAATAAAGTGCAGTAGTATTTGACATTTTTTTTATTGTTTTATCATTATAACAATCCCATTTTTCATCTTTAGTTGTATCAAATTCAATTGGTCCATTATCATCAATATTAAGAGATTTGCTCAAATTTTTCGTGTCAAATAACATAGGAATTTATAAACTTACATTCCCATTTATTTATATCTAAATACTTAATAATGTAAGACTCGTATAAGGTATTTAGAGTGGCAGAATCGCTAATTCAAAATTACAAGATGAGGACTCTTAACAGATCCGATCTTGTAACACCATCCTTATCAAATCAATATCAGGTTTATATTTCTGGAATACCTAAAAAAATTCTTTCATATTTGGAGGGAGATTATGGAGTTGATAGTAGTTGGATCAATAGAAATGTAGGATTAATGTGTGCAGAAGCAACTTTACCAACGAGTTCTTTTGCAACCTCTGAAGTAAAGGATAATTTTCAGGGTATTAATCAACAATTTGCTCATACGAGACTATATGTTGACAGTGATTTTACTTTCTATGTTGATTACAATTATAATATGATAAAATTTTTTGAGGGGTGGATGGATTATATTTCGGGAACAGATCAAAAAGTTCCTAGTAATAGTAAAGGATATTATCGTAGATTTAATTATCCAAATGATACTGAAAGTGGATATAAAGTTGATACATTGTCAATAACTAAATTTGAACGAGATTATCAACGAAGCGGAACATATTTACAATATGATTTCTTCAATGCTTTTCCTAAAGGAATGAGTGCCATTCCAGTTTCATATGGATCTGCTGATTTGGTAAAAGTCACCGTTACTTTTGCTTATGATAGATATATCATGAATCAAAAGGATAAAGCATCTAATGCTCCTGCACCTCCTCTTAACCCAGAAACAAAGGCAAAACCAAGACCAAAAAATACTGATGGAACAATTGTAACCAGAGGTGGAACTAAAATACCTCAAGGCAATTTTAAATCAAGTTTATAAATCGTCAATAAATAATCACAACTGAACTTATAATGGGTTAGTATGCCTTTACCAAAAATTAATACCCCAACCTATGAGTTGGAATTGCCTTCTAATGGAAAAAAAATCAAGTATCGTCCTTTCCTTGTAAGAGAAGAAAAAATCCTTATTATGGCGCTGGAATCTGAAGATATGAAGCAGATTTCTAATGCAATTAAAACTGTTATTTCCGACTGTATCCTTACAAGAGGAATTAAGATTAATGATCTTTCTACTTTTGATATTGAGTATATATTCTTAAATGTAAGAGCGAAATCTGTTGGAGAATCTGTTGAGGTTAATGTCACTTGTCCTGACGATGGAGAAACACAAGTTCAGGTAGAAATTGATATTGATAGCATTCGTGTTCAAAAGAATCCAAAGCACACCAATATCATTAAACTAGATGATGATCTTTCCCTCAAAATGAAATATCCCTCTCTGAATCAGTTTGTTGAAAGTAATTTCGAAACATCAAACAATGATAGTGATGTTGATAAATCACTTGATGTAATTGTTTCTTGTATTGATACGATTTATAATGAAGAAGAATCTTGGTCTGCATCAGATTCTACAAAAAAAGAATTGCAAGAATTTGTAGATCAGATGAATACAAAACAATTTAAAGAGATTGAGAAGTTTTTTGAGACTATGCCAAAGTTATCTCATATCATTGAAGTAACAAATCCCAATACAAAAGTGAAAAGTGAAGTTGTTCTGGAGGGTCTGGCAAGTTTTTTCAGCTAGCGATGGCGCATGAAAGTCTTGAGAACTTTTATAAGACCAATTTTGCCTTGATGCAACATCATAAATACTCATTAACAGAGTTGGAAAATATGATACCTTGGGAAAGAGAAATTTATGTATCTCTTCTCCAGCAATATATTGAGGAAGAAAACCTGAAGTATCAGCAAAAGAATGGCATTTAGTAGTCAGGCATTTAGGGCACCATCGTTAACATCAAGACCTAAATTGGGGAAGACTACTGTTTCCTCTTCAGTTTTTCGTGGAACTGCTGCGGCAGTAAGTTCCCCCAAGGCTATGAAAGTTCCCAAAGGAATGGGGTATGATAGCATTTATCGTGGTTCTAATGTAGATCCTAAAAATCTAAAGCAAGAATCTACACCTGTTGAACAAACTCTAGTAGAAACAAATAGAATTCTTGTAGAAATACAAAACCAGTTAGCGATTGATTTTGCCTCTAGGATTGCGAGAGATAAAGAAGAAGTTAATAAAATAAGAGCAGTATCCGATAAAAAGAAAAGAGCAGAAGCAGAAAAGGGTGCTGAGGCAGTCAAAAAAACTGGTGGTATTATAAGTGGAATAGGCAATAAAATACTTGCTCCTGCAAAGGGAATATTTGATAAGATAAAAGATTTTTTAGCAATAGTCCTTACTGGATTTTTAGTTAATAAAGCACTTCCTTGGTTGGCGGCAAATCAAGGCATTATTGATGGGATATTTAAGTTTCTTGCCAATCATTGGAAGAAGATACTTTATTTGATTGGTGGTATAATAATATTCAAGGTTGTTCGTAAGATTATAAAAATCTTTAAGGCAGTCAAGGCTGTTGCAAAGTTCTTAAAGAATGGAATAAAAGCATTATTCAATATCTTCCGAAAAGGTGGAAGAGTGATGGGTGCTATGAGAGGAGCACTCAAAGGTGGACAAGGAGTAAAAGGTGCATTAAAAGCAGGACAGAAGGCATCACAAAGGTTTGGTGCAAAAGCGGCACAATCTGCGGCAAAGAAAGCAGCAGCAAAAACTGCCGCAAAAGCGGGTGCAAAGGGTCTTGGTAAAGCGGTATTGAAAAAGATTCCTCTGATTGGATTGGGTGCTGGTATATTGTTTGGTGCTCAAAGAGCACTTGCTGGTGACTTTGTGGGTGCTGGTATGGAACTGGCATCTGGTGCTTCTGGAACTGTTCCTGGTTTGGGAACTGCTGCATCTGTTGCGATTGATGCGGCACTAGTAGCAAAAGATGTTGGTGCATTTGATGGTGTCGGAAAAGACGGAACAGTTCTAGGAAAAGATGTTGGCGACAAAGACACAGTTGATACCAAGTTAACTGTTGGTGAAACAGTTGTACCCAAAAAACAAAGTAAAGAATTTAAACCGTTCCTAAACGATATCATCAATAATGAAGGTGCATTGTTTAAGGCAATGGATTTGTCATTTAAGATGCAAGAACAAAACATTAAAATGTTTACCGATATAAATGAAAAGTTTGATAATGTTCTGACATCCTTTGACAATATTATTGATGGTATGAAATCTAGTAGCACAACAATTAGTACTGGTGGAGGGGGTGGAGGCACTTCTGCAAGCACAGCAGCAGCATCTATATCTCCACCTACTACTGGTGGAGGAGACACATCACAAAAACTAACACCGCCTATGGATGATGGTGAAGGAACAATCACCACATTACCAATGTTGCCAGATACTTCATCAAATATTTCTGAGGCAAAAGCAGCAGCACCACAAGGTGGAGATTCTGTTCCTGTTCTGGATGCCGAAGATTCTGATAATTTCTATGTTGAATTTATGAAAAAACAATTTGGAATATTTGGAGCTTAGTAAATGGAAACCAGACAGGTAGAACAACTAAAACTAAATGTTACAAATATAAAAAGTTTCTTAGTATCTTCAAATAAAGAAAGTCAAAAGATTTCGGCACAAAAGTCTTCACTTATAAGAAGACAAGAACAATCTGAGAAAAGAAAATTAAAAGAAAAAAATATAGAAAGTGTTCCTGGTTCTGGAACTGCCGGAAATATTTTTAGTAAGATTACCAGTCCTGCCACTAGTTTTCTTGATAAGATATTAAATTTTGCGGGAAGTATTTTACTTGGTGTAATTGTGAATAACTTACCTGCAATAATAGCAAAAGCAGAAGAAGTTATTAATGTTGTTAAACCACTTTGGGATGGAGCAGTAAAAACTATTGGATTTATATTCAATACTTCTAAGACCATATTTGAGGGTGTAGTATCGTTCTTTAATCCCAAAAAAGTAGAGAGTGAGACGCAAGAAGTTACCGCAGAATTAAACTCATTGGAAAAAGAACTTGACTTTGATGAAAATATATTGGGAAATCTTGGACCTCTTCCATCCGAAGAAGAGTTTGAGCAGGATGAGGTTGAAGAAATAACTGAGAAAGTTCCAGAACCAGTTAAAACTATAATTCCGGTAATTCCTTTCAGTCCACCAGAACCCCAAAAGAGAAATGAGGGTGGGGAAATTATTAGAACAACGCAACCAAATCAATCACCTCCCAAATCTTCTGAGAATATTAGGCACCCATTCCAAAGATTATATAATAATGTTCATATGAATCGTGATACATTAGAATTATACAGAAAAAATATAGACAAATATGAAAAGATTAATGAAAAACTTAAAGGTATTAGTCTCGGAGGAGGAGCACCTACTAGTGGAGGACCTCCTTTCAGTCCCGATCAAACACCAGTACCAGTAAATGTTGGACCAATAAAACCAGGAGGAATGTTAGATTTTATAGGACATGGTGATGGTGCCACTGGTAGATTGATATTGAAAGATGCTAGCGGTAAGAAAGTCGGTAGTTGGGAAGCTATCAGTGGTGTTCTAAGAACTGCTGGAACATCGCAAGCAGAAAGAACAAATGTTTCTGGTAGATTATATCCACTTCCCGATGGAACCTATCCTTTGGTTGCATATGCAAGACACGGATTTGTTAAGGGAGTTGGAACCTGGTCCACTTTTATTAATAATGCTTCTGGCGCAATCGGAAGAAGAAGTGCTGTTATGGTTCATAATGATATTGGTAGTAATGGAACAGCAGGTTGTATCGGTGTTGAACTTGGAGGAACATCTGGAACTAAGGCAGAACAAGCATTTTTAACTTTATATGAGGCAGTAAAACCAACATCGGTAAATGTTTCAATAGGAAAGGGTGCTAAAAAGAATCAAAGTTTGAAACCCAAACCAAGAGTGACACCTGATAATGTTCCAGTATCGCAAGCACAAAAGAATAAAGGTAAGACGAAGACTGTTATTATTCCAGTAGAAGTCTCAAAACCTGTCCCAATTTCAACTAGTTCTAATAATGGATCTACTATATTAAATACTTCTAAGTCTAGATCTAGAACATCAAATTCTCTTCACAACATACCATAAATGTCAGCAGCACAAAGTTCTATATACGAGAAGTTTATAATCATATCAGCAGACGGACAAAATCGTGCTGATATTGCTGAGGCACAGTTTAGAGTTATAAGTTTTGATTACTACGAGAATATCTTATCCCCCTATATTACTGGGACGGTGGTTATATCAAGCACCTCTGGTTCTGCAAAATCAAACGATGATAAGCAAAACAGATTGGGAGCACTTCATAGTTCATTACCTCTTCGTGCTGGTTGTACTCTTCTTGTAAAAATAAAAACAGAAGTTGGTGAGGCATTGAATTTTTCTGTAGAATCTGATGAGTATAAAAAACTCTATGTAACTGATGTGAGTGTCCTTGATAAAAATTCCACATCAGAAACATTACAAATTAGATTTGCATCTAGAACTGCATGGTTAAATGAGACTAATAAAATAACTAGAAGATTTACTGGAAGCATTAGCGATTCCGTCAAAAAAATACTTAAGGTTGACTTATCTTTTAAGGATGAGCAAATAAAGATTGATCCCTCTAGTAATTCATATTCTTTTGAGGGTATGAGAAAGAGACCGCTTGATTTGATTTCTATGCTTTGTATTAGAACCGTTCCATCAAGTGTCACAAATCCTGGTTATTTCTGCTATGAGACAAGAAATGGATTCAATTTTGTTTCGGCAGATAGTTTAATCAATCAGGATCCATTTGAAAGAGTTTATACTTACAATGGAAAAGTGGTGGCATCCGCAGAATTGAAAGACGATTCTAATAACTATAAGATTGCATCCCTGAACACTCTTAAAGATCAAAGTCTTTTGTCTCAAATTCGTACCGGAGTTTATTCGTCAAAGAATGTATTTTTCAATCCTGCCACCTATGGATTTACGGAGATTGATATTTCCGTTGAGGATAAGAAATTAACACAAGACCCTAAGTTTTCTTCACTAGGTAAAAAAGAAGGAGCACCACAATTCTTGTTTGGAGGTAAGAACGGAAAGAAATATCACAGAATACAATCGGCAATTTTTAATGTGGGTGCAGAAGGATTGTCAAAGGATGTAAATAATAGTCCGGAACTATATTATGCTGCTGGAAGCACGAGATATAATATTATGTTCTCGCAGATTCATTCTGTGACCATTCCTTGTAATACAGATCTTGAAGCAGGCGGATTGCTTAAATTAGAAATTGAATCTAATTCTCAAGATAAAGAACAAGGACCAGATGAAGTTCAGAGTGGAAACTATATAATTCAGGCACTCCGTCATCACTTTGACCCAAATAAATCCACCACATCAATGAATTTAATTCGTGATTCTTATGGTTTACACTTTACCAAATCCAATTAATAAGTCTAATGGAATCTAATAACACTGATGGTATAAAATTTTTTGGTGCTAACTCCAACGAATGGATAGGTATTGTATTGAGTGCCGAATCTCAGAAAGAACAAATACAAGGAACTGGTGGTTTTGGGTGTAGATATAAAGTCGCAATAATGGGGCACCACCCAACAGACCAGGCAGAAATTAAGGATGAAGATATTACATATGCACTAGTTCAGTTTGGTGTATGTGACGGCAGTGGTGCCGCAAATAAAATGAGAACACCAAGAATATCTCAGGGTGACGTTGTAAGAGGAAAGTTCCTGGATGGCTCTGGTAAACAACAACCAATTATTGAGGGTGTTCTTGGTAGAACTTCTGGCACTCGTTATGGTAAGGGAAGATTTGAGTCTAAAACTGGATTTTGGGGAGGATTAAAACCAGGAAATCTTTTAGAGAGAGATGAGGCAAACGAGACCAGTACTCCTCCTTGTGTTCCAAAAGCAATACCAAAGGGTTCTGGTAGTGACAAGACTGCTAAAAGAGAGACGGATAAGGAAGCACTAAAAGCAGCAGGAATTGACCCAGATGGAGAACCAAAGGTTGGAGAAGTTAAAAAACCAGAAGGTAATGGTTTAACGGCAGAAGAACAGGCAGAGATATTAAAAGAACAACAAACTGGCACAGTGAAAACTGACGAACAACTCCAAGCAGAAGAAGGTGGTCCATCTAACACTGTTCCAACCGAAGAAGTAGAAACCAGAGAACAACGCCAAGAAAGAGAAGATAGGGAAGCAGCACAGGCACTGCTAGATTCTGGCGAATTCCTGTTCTAAATATCAACACGGAGGAAAATATCTATGAGTTGCGCCAGAGCCGAATCACTAACATCAGGCAATATTATTATATCCGCAGATCCCTGTAAGGATAATACCTTTGCTAGAATAGAAGCATACCTTACTAACTTTTTTGATCGTCTATCAAAGATACAGGGTGCGGTTGATAATCTTCAGAACGAGATTAGATCTGTTGTTAAAGTTATTGGAGATACTATAACTGGATTCGTCAATAAAATTCTTGGATCGCTGAATGATAAGATTGCCGAACTAATTCCAAAGGCAATGCAAGCATTTGAGAAATTTTTAATTGGAACTGGAAGAACAATACCAGAAATCATTGCAATTGAGACTCCCCTCATTCCTGCAGTAAAAAAACTCCTTGATGGAATTTTCTGTGCAGCAACAAAAGTAATAAAGGGTGCAAAAGATGCACTGACCGACTTAATCACTGGTGCCGTTAAGAACGTTCTGAATGCCTCTGCTTGCGTAGTAGAAAATATCATTGGTGGATTTACCAATAACCTGATTAATACAGTTGATTCTATCGTTGGTCCATTACTAGAACCAATCACTGGAATTTTAGGAACATTCTTTAAGTTTGATCTGAAGAATTTCCTTGTTACAGGAATCAATGCAGTAAGAAAAATTCAGAATCTTTTTGAGTGTGATGAAGAGAAGATTTGCCCAGCATCAACCAAATACAAGATTGATCAGGGTCCTCTAAAAGATATGAGTGAAGAGGACCAGGACAGTGCATTTAATAGAGTCTTCAGTGGAGTTGCACTTTCTCAGGGAGCAAAGAATCTTCAGTCAGACTTTGAGAAGAAATATGGTAAGTGGAGTGTATTTGGTGCTCCATTGGGTGAGGCATCAGATCTTGGACCTTGCAACTTTGGTAATGTAACCGAATGTGGATTACCTACGGCAACTATTTTTGGTGGAGATGGATTTGGTGCCGCTGGTAATGTAATTCTTGGAAAGATTATTGAGAATGTAGATACTGAGGATGCTGTCGGATCTGTAATTAAGACTGGAAGTATCGTCGGTGTTGATATTACAAATCCAGGACAAGGATACTTGGATACACCACTAATATCGTTCCAAGATGGTTGTAACAAGGGATATGGTGCTTATGGTAGATGTATTGTTGACCGCAATCCATCTTCTCCCACCTACGGACAAATTACCGGAGTGGTAATGATAAGCGAAGGTGAAAATTATCCTGCCGATATTGATGAATTACCACTTTATATTAAGGGTGTCGTAATTGAGGATCCTGGTTCTAATTATGAAGAAGATGATACTGTTGAGGGTCTTGACCTAACAATCAGAGATGGAAGAGTTGTTGCCGCAACTATTAAACCTGGATTCGGATACAATGGACTGCCAGACCTAAATATCAATAGTGATACTGGATTTGGAGCAGTATTGAGACCTATTATGACTGTTGCAACTCCACAAACAGAAATCGTCCAAGTCATAGATTGTATTAGTTAATTATGGGGCAGGAAACTAGGACTACGGAGGTATTAGGACCAAAGTGTGTAATAGAAACTGGCAATCCTCAAATGGGAATGTCAGGTAGAGATTCTACTAAAATATTATGCACTAATGATATGGCAATGAGATTTATTTTATCTCATACTGAAAGTGGTTTGAGTAAAATAACGACAGAGGGTACAGTACTAGTTGAGGCAGCTTCCAGTCCCAAATTGTCAGAAGGAGTAACAGCATATAAGATTATTGCCCATAAAGGAGACTTTGACTTAAATGTTGATAAGGGAAGCACAAAAGTATATGCCAGACAGATAACTCTTCAAGCAAGTAAAGAGATTGTTATTGATGCTCCGAGTATAAGAATTGGTTCTGATAATGAGAATGTTACTAAAGATATTAAAATTATTGGACAACACGTAGATATTAAGTCAAAAAAAGGAAATTTAGCAAATAGTTTAATGGAAAGCAGTTACTTAAAGGCATTTGACGGAACTTTGGTTTCTGACCTTGCACTTATTGCCTCTGGTTCTCCATTGGCAGCTGCTGCCAAAGTCGGTGCAGAAGTAGCGAAAAAACTTTTTGGGTAATAAGAAATGGCAAATTGTCCAGTACCATCAAATCCAGCATTTACAAGATCAGGTAGTTCGGTCTTTGAAAATATTACTATATGGGGAAAAACATGTATTAATGGAATAGACATAACTGGTCAAGCATTATTTTACGAAGATGCTACCTTTAAGAAAGACGTTATAATTGAAGGAATATTAGACATTAATTTTTTATTAGTAAAAACTAGACTAGATGTTGGTATTGGTGGAACAGCACTTAATATTGATACCAGAACAGAACAGATTGGTATATTTACTGCAACACCACAGCAAAAGTTTCAGTTTAATAGTGAAGAAGAGAATACATTTGTAATTACTGGTCTTGGAACTGTTGGTATAGGAACTACACAACCTGGAGTTGGAATCAGTTCTCTCAATGATTCTACTCAAGGTAAATTGAGTTTAGAAGTAGAAACAATAGGAATTAAAAGAAATATCTATGATTCTGTTGGATATCACGGAGCGAATGGTGGTTATCTGCAAAGAGATGAATTTGGAATCAGATGGACTGAAGTAACCCCAGCATTTACTGAAGGGATCTATGTTCAAGATGAGGGTGTTTACATTCCAACCGTTGGTGTGGCACAATCCTTTACCGTATTAAACTTTACTCAGATTAATAGTCTTGGTCTTGGAACTGATACGATTATTCCAGTACCAAATCCAGATAATCCAGGATTTATTGCTGATATCCAATCTCAGGATTTGTGGGGATATACTGTCTCTGGTGATATTTACAGAATGACCAATGTTGGTATCAATCAAAATAATCCAGCATTTACATTAGATGTAAACGGAACATTAAATGTTGATGGTGCCACTACACTTAATAATACATTAGACGTTGACCTTGCAACTACACTTAATAATACATTAGACGTTGACCTTGCAACTACACTTAATAGCACATTAGATGTTGATGGTGCTACCACTCTTAATAATACTCTTGATGTTGATGGTGCCACTACACTCAATAATACATTAGACGTTGACCTTGCAACTACACTTAATAGCACATTAGATGTTGATGGTGCTACCACTCTTAATAATACTCTTGATGTTGATGGTGCCACTACACTCAATAATACATTAGACGTTGATTTATCTTCAGTATTTCATGGTTCTGTTGAGTTAGACTCAACACTTATTGATGTAAATCAACAAACAGGAGTTGCAGGTAAAGACTATAGACTCGCATCAGTTGGCACTGGAGTATCTTGGAGACCACCTGGTGTTCAAACTCAAAAAACAATTTGGGTTACTAAAGATGGTGATGATTCTAATAGTGGATTGTTAGAGGGTGATGCGAAAGCTACTGTTGGTGCTGCTGCACTAATAGCACAACCATATGATACAATTAAAATTCGTCCGGGTCGTTATATTGAAAATAATCCCATTGGACTTCGTGAAAATGTTTCCGTCACTGGAGAAGATTTACGTCTGGTTACTATCGAACCCCAAAATACATCATTGGATGTTTTCTGGGTAAGAAGAGGATGTCTCATTGAAAACTTAAACTTTTCAGGAGAAACCGTTGGTGTAACACACTTTGGTGCTGGAGCAGTTGCCTTCCCCAAAAGGGGAGTAACTGCAAATAGTGGATATCCAAATGCAGGACCAGCAAATGAAGGTGCCGACTTACCACCAAGATGGAGATCTCCATATATTCGTAACTGTACCAACTTCATGAGTGGAAGTATTGGTATGAAAATTGATGGAGACGATGCAACTGCTAGTATTGCTGGCGCAGACCTTAAATCTATGGTTTGCGACTCATTTACACAGTATAATGAAAATGGTATTGGCGTATCAATCACAAATAATGGATATGCTCAGTTAGTTTCTATCTTTACAATCAACTGCGATATTGCGATTTATTGTGACACTGGCGGTTCTTGTGATTTAACAAACTCAAACTCATCCTTTGGTAATTATGGTCTATATGCTGTTGGACTTGGAAGAACAGAATATACTGGAACCGTATTGAATGATGTAGTACCAGGCGATAATTCTGACGTTATTGTAGGAACTGGCGTTACTGATGTAAATGGTGTCGCACAAAGACCATTTGATGGTCAGGCATTATTCTTCCAAATTAGTAATGTGGGTCAAGCAAATTATCCAGATGCCGTTGCATTTAATCAACTTACAGAACCCCTACAGCAACTTGAAAGAATTGATGTAAAAGGTTCTCCGAGTGGATACAGTGCTATTAATCCACCATCTGTTATTATTAGAGATGCTGATGGAACGGTAAATCCAAAAGGACCGCAAGGTATTGTTGCTGAGGCATCTGTAACAGTAGATGCTAATGGCGTAATTACAGAAATTGACGTGATTAACTCTGGTAGAAATTATCTGCCAACTCAAAATATTGTTGTTGATATTGATGGTAATACGGGACTTGCAGATGCAGTAATGTCTCCAATATACTTTACTGTTTCTGCCGCAACACCAAATGTTTCTGGCATTACAACCATAACATTTAATGAATTTGTTCCTTATGAGTTATTCTCTGGAGATCCATTTGTTCTTAAGAGAATTAGTCGTATCCTTACAAGTTCACACTCTTTTGAGTATGTCGGCACGGGTACAAGTATAAATACTGCGTTACCCTTTAGAGGTGCTCTTCCAATTAAAGCGAATGAAGTTGTTGCTCTTGACGGAGCACAAATTCCATTCACATCAACAGATCAAAAAGGAAATTTTGATATTGGTGTTGGAATTCAAGTTGATCAAACAACATCAACAGTCCGAGGAAGAGATTTTAGTAAAGCAATCCAAGCAGAAGTCACACCACTCATACTAGCGTTGAGATAATATGGCAGTAGCACCACTTAATAAATTTATTACGATTGCAGTTCCAGTAGCTCCAGGAGAACAAACAGTTTATACTGCTCCTACTGGCGTTTCTTCTATTGTTCTTTATGCATCTGTTGCAAATGTTGGAGTTAATACATATCCAACAGTAACGTTTACACATAGAAGAAAAAGTACTGCATCTAGGACATCTGGAAATACGAGAAATATAAGAGTTATTAAAGACGCAGAAATACCACCAAATGATTCTTTAGTAATTATTGACGGCAGATTGGTATTGGAAAGATCTGCACTCATCCAAGATTCTGTTATTATCGAAGGAACACAGAGTGGAATTGTTGCAGTAAGTACAGCACAATATGACAATGTTACCGGTATCACAACTATAGAAACAGCATCACCTCATGGATTTGATGTTGGTGATGAGGTAACTATGAGTGGATTAGCATTCACTTGTGGATCTGGGTATGTTGGCGGTCTAACAACGTCCATCTTCCCATCTCCACAGCAATCATTTATTGTTGATAGTATTGATGGTCCAGTGGGAACTTCTCTCACATTTACCACAAATTCTGGGGTCGTTGCTGGAATAGCACATACATATGTGAGTGGTGGTCAAGTTGCTCCACTGCAAATGGAATTGATTATGAGTATCCTGGAAAATAGCACAACATAATTTATGGCTAAGTATATTTCTGGTCGTTCTAAAAAAGTTCCCTTATCTAGGATTACCGATGATAGATATCGGTATCTATCTGTCGGTGAAGCAGAACCAGATTTAGGCGACCCTCTTGTTGGACCTTCATCCATTGGTGCAAAACCAGTTGTTGCTGGAGCACAATACATAATGGTTGGTATTGAGGGATATCCTGGAGAAAGATATTGGATTCCCAATCAAGGTGGTGTTATTCCTGGTTCCATCAGTGTTTTTGATGAAAATGTAATTGTAGGAACTTTAAGTAGTGTAACTCAATTAAACTTTAAAGGTGCAGTAGTCAGAGCAGAAGAATATGGTATTATTGGTACAACATCAATAGGAGCTACGATTACTGTTTTTGCTCCAGGTAACGATACGGAAGTTATATTTAACAGTTCTGATGAATTTTCAACAGATACAAGATTTGCTTTTGACAATGGATTACTTTCTGCAGGAGATAGAATCACTGTAGGAACTGGTGGTACAGTAATTACGACCACAGGTATTGGTTCGGTTGGTATAGGAACGACAAATCCAACACAAGAGTTACATTTGCAGGGTGACTTAAGACTCACTGGCACAATTTATGATTCCAACAATCAACCAGGAGATACTGGCAATTTATTAGTAAAAACAGTAACTGATGGGATTCTTTGGGTAACTCCAAATTCTGTTAATTCTGGTGCTGGTGGAACCATAGGACAAATTCAGTTCCACAATACTGCTGGTTTAGTAGATGGTGCAGATAATTTCTATTTTGATTATATAAACAGTCGTGTTGGTATTGGAAGCACTCAACCAACACAGTTACTTGATGTCTTAGGAGTTTCTACATTCAGTGGTGGAGTCTTTATTGATGACTTAAGTGTTAGTGGTTTCTCCACATTTACGGAAATTATTGATGCTAATAGTGGTCTGGATGTATTCGGACATACGGAACTTGATAGTGTAAATGTATCGGGTCTTTCTACATTTGTGAGTAATGTAGATATGAATGCTGGTCTTGATGTTGATGGGCAAACAGATCTTGATGTTCTGAATGTTTCCGAGACGGCAAGTTTTACTGCTACAACTGACAATACATTAGGTAATGTAAACACTGGTGCAGTACAACTTGATGGTGGTGCTGGTATTGCCAAGAACTTAACTGTAGGACAAACAATCCAGGCAACCAACCTCAATATTACTGGTATTGGAACCATATCGGAATTTGATTTCGGTACTGGTTTATTTGATAATATAAAAGTAACTGGAATTTCTACTCTTGGAAATGTTAAAGTAGATGGAAGTACAATTTATACAAACTCTGGAACATTAACACTAGATAGTTCTGGCAATTCCGTTCAGGTCGCATCAAGTGACAGATTGGTTGTTAATAACACCACTCAATCAACATCAAAAGATAATGGAGCAATTGTTGTTGAAGGTGGTGTTGGAATAGAAAAAAATCTCAATGTTGGAGGAATTTCTACATTTTCGGATGTGTTGTATGTTAAAGTACCAACAGCAGTAAACTCTGTAGGCAGTGTTGCTGGTTCACACTTAATATCAAGATTTATTAATCTTTCATCAGATAATGCTGAGAGAGGACTCGAAATTGGAGCACCTTCGACAAATGTTTATGGACCATCTTATCTGAAAGTTTATGGTACAACTAATAGATTTGCAATTTTAGATCAATATGACAATGAAAATCTTACTATTCTTGACGATGTTATTAACAGTGGTAGGTTTGGACTAGTTGGAATTGGATCAACATTACCTAAAGAAAAACTTGACGTTGATGGAAATGTAGTGCCATCGGTTGACAGTACTTATGATTTAGGTGGTTCATCAAACAAATGGGATAATGTGTATGCAAATACATTTAATGGAACATTTGTAGGTAATGCCGATACTGCATCCCAAGTATCTACAGGAACCACAACAGGAAATAGTGATTACTTCTTAACATTTGTTGATTCAAATAATGCAACTAGAAGTAATGAATTCTTATATACTGATAGTGGTATTGTTTATAATCCATTCACTAATGATTTATTTACAATTAGTGGAGACATTGTAGCTGGTAAGGGTAGTGGATCAGTTGCATTAACTATAAACGATGGATATGGTAATGCTAATATTGCTTTTAATCATCAAAACGGTATTCCTGATGTAACTGGAAACTGTATAAGATTGGAAACCAATGTCGATTCAACTTCCATTCCATTTATTGATTTTGAATTGGGTTCTGGAACTGCGGGAGTGGTGACCTCATTAACGAGAATTGTTAGGATTAATGAAAATGGATTTGTTCCTGGATCAACATCAACATTTAATCTAGGTTCATCTAGTTTGTATTGGGATAACCTTTACGTCAACAATATTTATGGTGCAACTATAACTGGAACTATCACGAATCTTGCGGGTGGTGCAGCGGGAAGTATTCCATATCAATCTGCAGCAAATACAACAACTTTCTTAGCAGAGCCAAATATAACTGGTCGTGTTCTTACTTACAACAATACGACAAATGCTCCACAATGGAGTGACTTAACTACTCTATCAGGTGCTGGATATACTTTAGAAGCAGTAGACAGTGGAAATAATGTCATTCTAAGATTGAGTGATGGAAGCACTAATGACGATGTAACAATTACTGCTGGTTCTAATATTACTATTGATCCAGTAGCATCTGGTGGATTTACTATCTCTGCTGTTGCTGGTGCTGGATTAACAACAGACTCCACTATCTCAGATTTAATTAGTGTAAGTGGTGGAACTATTTCTGCCGATGATGCTGGTGCAGATAGAATATTCTTCTGGGATGATAGCGAGTCAAAAGCCACTCATCTGGGAGTAGGCACTGGATTACAGATTTCTGGAACTACATTAAGTGCAACTAGTGATGCTGGTAAGACTTATACACTAGATTCAGTAGATAGTGGTGATAATGTCATTCTAAGATTGAGTGATGGAAGCACTAATGACGATGTAACAATTACTGCTGGTTCTAATATTACTATTGATCCAGTAGCATCTGGTGGATTTACTATCTCTGCTGTTGCTGATGGTAGTGGTGGAATCTTATCGGATGTAGATGTTGTACAAGAGAACTATGAATGTACAAATCCAATAACAACTGCTACTAATGCTGGAATCACAACAATTACAATTGGTGAAGACAGTAATGCTTATGGTACTCGTTATGTGCAAGCGACAGAACCAACGGGTGTTTGTGACGGTGATATTTGGTATGATACTTCTGGTGCATCTGGTAGTTCAGATATTCCTTCAGGATCTGTAATGCTTTTTGTCCAAGCAAGTGCTCCAACTGGATGGACTAAATTAACAAGTCATAACAATAAAGCATTAAGAATAGTTTCTGGAACTGGTGGTGGATCTGGTGGTTCTACTGCTTTTACAACCGTATTTTCTTCCAGAACTACTACAGGTAGTGTTGATCCTCATACGCTTACGATTAGTCAAATGCCATCTCACTCGCACACTATGAGAAATACTGGATCGGATAACCTTAATGATGGTTCGTTTGTTAAAAACTTTAATTATATAACCAATACCGGAACGGGATCGGCCACAGGATCGACCGGGGGCAATGGATCTCACTCACACGGATTCACTGGAGGTACAATGGATTTTGCAGTTCAGTATGTTGATGCTATAATATGTCAGAAGAATTAATTTTTAACTATGAAACTTGAACAAGGAAAATACTGCCCTCTAATTAAAAAAGATTGTATAGGACTTCAGTGCTCTTGGTTTACTCAAATTAGAGGAGTAAATCCCAATACTGGAGAACCAGTTGATGAATGGGGATGTGCAATCACCTGGATGCCAATACTTTTAATTGAAAATTCTCAACAACAAAGACAGACTGGAGCAGCAGTAGAGTCCTTTAGAAATGAGGTTGTAAAAACAAGTGAAAAAAATCAACAACTTTATATTAATTCTATACAACAAAAAGTAATGCCAACTTTATTAAATAATCCAATAAATACATTACCAGATTCAAATCAATGAGAATATCAATTATACCCGAAGATAAAAAAATTTCAATTGATGGAGAAGTTATTTTAGATATTCAGCAAGATATATCTTGGATTGATTCAAATGTTCATGCCGTTCAATGGTATGATACTTGGGGAGAAGTAGAATTCAAAGATTATTCTTCAAATCAAAGAATAGAAGAACTTGGTATATATCAACAAGCAATCGTAGATTTTAACAATGAAAAACAAAGACTTGAAGATGAGAAAATTCTATTCGAAGAGGAAAAAGAAGCAGCAAGAGATTATTGGCAAGAACTTAGACTAATAAGAAATTCTAAACTTTTAAATTCTGATTGGACACAAATTCCTGATGCTCCATTGACAGAAGAACAAAAACTTGCTTGGAAAAATTATCGTCAACAACTGAGAGATCTTCCAGAAAACATTAGTGACCCTAAACCACTGGTTTTGGATGAAAATCACCCAGATTGGATTGCACTTCTTGCACTCATTAAATATTAAACCATAAATAAAAGAGGAATTTTTAAGTATTGAAGAACTTAAAGTACTTTTAGGAATTAGTTAGTAAATCTTATGGCAATAAAAATAAGAGATGGTGGTGCTTGGGTAGATGTTGGTGGTGGTGGTGGTGGTGGTGATGGAATCATACCTTCTGGCGGCATTATTATGTGGTCTGGTTCGATCGCATCTATTCCATCTGGATGGGCACTATGTGATGGTACAAGTGGAACTCCAGATTTAAGAGATAGATTTGTTGTTGGTGCTGGTAATGGATATGCAGTGGCAGCAACTGGTGGTAGTGCAGATGCTTCTGTTATTGATCACGAACACTTTGTTGCTTCTTCTTCAGGACTTACATCTGATGAAACTGAAAAGGATCCTTTAACAGATACTCTCTATGTAAGTAGATCTGGATTTGGTGGAAGCTCTACTAACGATGAGTACAGAGATTATATTCTTGAAACATCTGTTAATGAGGCAGATGTTGGTAGAACAAATTCTGTTGGTATTTCTCCAATAAATGCAAACCTCCCACCATATTATGCTCTTGCTTTCATTATGAAGACCTGACCAGTTTCCAGACTGGCACAGTTGACACCTGACCCCAGATGCCCTATAATATGTGGGTAATCAACGGAACACCCAATGGGCACCGCACAAGAATCTGTTCTCGGCATCGTTATTGACGTTTGCACTCGCTCCTTCCTTCTGCTCAGCGATGAAGGCAATGAAAAGATGGTAAACTGTGATACCGTCCAAGAGTTTATGAATGTCCTGGAAGTTGTGACTTCCAACCTTAATGAAGACCAGATTGAGTATGCTGACCTTGCTATTCAGGGAGAAGAGTATTGATGGAAGTATTTACGATTAAGGAATGGGAAGACAACTTTGATTCCCTCCTTGAGAGGGTAGAAAATGGAGAGCATATAGGTATTATGGGAGATGATGGTAAGGCAGCAGTTATGATACCAGCAGATGATGAACTTCTCCGAATATACACTGAGAATAATAACGAAGCTCAGTAAGTTTATCATCTGGGTTCTGTCGCCTATTGGTTAAGGCCGACACCTTATAAGTGTCTGAACGGAGTTCAATTCTCCGCAGAACCACCTTGCTGGTTTACCCATCTGGTGATAGGAGCGTCCTCATAAGACGACACAGGCGTGTTCGATCCACGCAACCAGCATTGACCATTAGCACTCTTTGAGTTATAATGGTCTCATCGTCGGTATGGTGGAATCGGTAGACACACCAGACTTAGAAAATTGAGCCTCATTTGGGAAACCTTATGAGTGACACTCCTCAAATTCGGGGAAACCTGTAAAATGGCAATCCCGAGCCAAGCATCGCAAGATGAAGGTGTAGAGACTAGACGGGGAGCACCTAAACTGAAAAGTATGGTGAAGGTATAGTCCAGACCACAAAACCGTAAGGGCAAGGAAACTTGTAGTGGTAAGAAAATCTGTTGGGCATTGTGCCCGTGGGAGTTCAAGTCTCCCTACCGACATTAAAATAAATAAGACAAAAGCATCCACTATGTCTTATAAGATTGACACTGCATACTGTTGGTATTTGGACCACAGTATGATAGTGAAGATGTATTTCATTAATCAGGTTCCATTCACCTTTGATGAACTACCTGATGGACACTTGGAAGATGAAGAATTAGTAGAACTCGCAAATAAAGAAACATCCTTCGAGCCAGAAGACTTATACAGGAGTTCTTTCTATCTTATAGATGAGGAGGTGCATCCTTGTTTATTTCCTGTTGACTTAGAAAACCCAGAAGATATGCCAGATGATGAAGTCTATTACTATGACGAGGAGGATTTGATGGGTTAATAAATAAAACATAGAAATGTCCCAGGAATCATAATAAGATGCCACTCAACAAACTTGATAATTTTATTAAGAATACAGAAGGTCGTATTTTATATGTAAGTCCATCAGACTTAGACTCAACAGATAGTATTCTTAACACTGGCAACTCACTTGCTCGCCCCTTTAAGACCATTCAGAGGGCACTGATTGAGGCAGCAAGATTCTCTTATGTCAAGGGAGATAGTAACGACGAGACTGAGAAGACTACCATTCTCCTGATGCCTGGTGAGCACATTGTTGATAATAGACCAGGATGGTCAATTTTTAATGATGGTGGAACTCCAAAGGTTATTCGTTCTGATGCATCTGCCGCAGAAATTGTTCCAGCAGATTTTTATCTCACACTGGAATCTAACTTTGACTTAACACAATCCGACAATCACCTTTATAGATTTAACAGTATTAATGGTGGTGTCATTGTTCCCAGAGGCGTATCAATCGTTGGTCTTGACTTAAGAAAGACCAAGGTTCGTCCTAAGTATGTTCCAAATCCAACGGACAGCACACCAAATTCGGCAATCTTTAGAATTACTGGCGCAGGTTATTTCTGGCAGTTTTCTCTCTTTGATGGAGATGAACTCGGAACAGTTTATACAAAGAATAATAACTTCAGTGTAACTAATCAGGCAGTTCCAACCTTCTCACACCACAAACTCACGGTATTTGAGTATGCCGATGGTGTAAATGAGGTTCAGAATTATAATATTACTGACCTTGGAATGTATTATGCGAAACTCTCTGTCGCATATGGGATTGGTTCTGGTAGAGATATTGATGATAAGTTCCCATCACTTCCAAAAGGATTTGAGCCACAAAGACCAGAATATGAGATTGTCGGTGCTTTTGCTCCAGATCCAATCAAAATTACAAGTATTGAGGCAGGTAGTGGCGGTGTAGTAACCAACAGAGTTACTGTAACCACAGAAACCCCACACGGTCTTTCGGCAGGAACACCAATTCGTATTAGTGGTGTAACACCTGTTGATGGAGATACAAACTACAATATCTCCACAAAAGTAAGTGAAGTAGATGCAAATAATGCAAATATCTTCTATTACAACTTACTTTATGCACCAGCAACGATGACGACTCCTGGTGTCATCTCTGGTAATGAATTTGTTACCATTGAGACTGACACCGTATCTGGTGCATCTCCTTATATCTTTAACATCTCCATGCGTTCTGTATGGGGTATGAATGGTATGCACGCCGATGGAAGCAAGGCAACTGGTTTCCGCTCAATGGTTGTTGCACAATTCACTGGTGTATCACTCCAAAAAGATGACCGTGCATTTGTAAAATATAGCGAATCTGCAAGAGATTATAGTGACAATATTGCCATTGTCCCAGAGACTGGTGGAGCACTTTCTGGCAATTCCTCATCTAAAGGAACCGTATATCACTTAGATCCCGATGCAATTTATAGAAGTGGATGGGAATCCACACACATCAAAGCTTCTAATGATGCATTTATTCAGATAGTTTCTGTTTTCGCAATTGGATATAACAAGCACTTTGAGTGTTTGAGTGGTGCTGATATGTCCATCACCAACTCCAACTCAAACTTTGGACAGATATCACTTGCTGCTGGTGGATTTAAGAAAGAGGCATTCACAAAGGATAATAAGGCATATATTACTCACATTATTCCACCAAGAGCAATCACTGGTTCGGAAGAAAATGTTGATTGGTTGACAATTGATTATGATGCATCAAATAGCACAACCAAGTTATATCTTAATGGATTTACCTCCGAAGATATTGTTCCCCCAGTTCTGACCCAAGGATATAGAGTTGGTGCCAGAGTTGCTGATAAGTTATACTTAGAAGTTGGTGGAACAGAATACTCGGCAGATATTCTGATGTCCGATGGTGCCACCAGTTCCGTCAAAGAATATTCTGTCGGAGCACCATCAACTAATATCTTTACACTTTCATCAGGCACACATACACTTGCAACTGGTGAAAAAGTAATCATTATTAGTGATGATGGAGATTTACCAGAGAATCTGAGAACCAATACCGTTTATTATGCAATTGTTCCGAGTGGAAGCACGACAACATTTAAGTTGGCAGCATCAGAATCGGATGCAAACAATGATTCTCCAATTGCTGTCTATGGCGGAACAAACCTTAAAGTTCTGAGTAGAGTATCCGATAAGATTGCTGGTGACATTGGACATCCAGTTCAGTGGGATGGTTCTCAATGGTATATTACCACTGGAGCAACTGGAAATACAATCTATTCGGCAATTTCTTCTCTTACAGGAACGTCAGAAGCATCTTATATTAAGAGAATTGCCGATACAAGAAGCCTTGATGAAAAGATTTATAAGGTCAGAGTTGTAGTTCCAAAAGAACTTTCTGGTTCCAAGACACCTGAAGATGGATTTGTCATCCAAGAATCCAGTTCGACTGGATATCGTGGCACGGATGATACAGACTTTAATAAGACCACAATTACTGCGGCAGATGACTATGATTATAACAGAAATCCAAGATTCATTGCCACCTGTACTTTTAGCAGTCCAACGGCAACAGTAAGAACCGAACTTCCTCACAATCTCACAACTGGTGACAGCATTATTGTTCGTAACGTAACTGATGCGAATAATACCGTAGGTGCTGCCACTAGTGGATACAACGGAACTCATACGGTTACTGTTGTTGATGATATGACGTTTAGTTACTCCATAACTAGCAATGTTCCTGGAGCAACATCATCAAACAATACTGGAATTAGAACTGATGTTTCTCCAAGATTTGAGAGAAATGACTTACAATCAAACTTCTACATCTATAGAAATGAAGTAATCCAAGATTATGTGGATGGTGAACGTGATGGAATTTTCCATCTTTATGTTGCAAATTCTGGTAATGCTGTCTCTAAAGAATTTACAGACCTGAAGTATGGTCAAAATATTGTCGATCTTTATCCGCAACTTGATAGAGATAATGTAAACGACAATCCAGCATCTGCAAAGTCTTATGCAAAAGTATCTCCTCTTGGTGAAGTTGTAACAAACGATCTCAAAAAGAGTATTACTAGAGAAACTGCAGATACATTACTCACAAAACTTGGTGTTGGTCTCGATATTTCCTCTATTTCCAATTCTGCTGGCGTAAGCACAATTACTTTTGCCAGAAGACACGGACTTCAGGGTATTGCATATGGTGAGGTTGGTACTTCTGGAGCATCCTATACACCTGGAGAGCACTTTAATGTAAGACTTCTGAATGGATCTGCAACGGGAACCTGGAATGGAGCAACGGCAAAAGTTACAGTAAACGGTGCTGGAAGTGTAACAGATGCATCAATACTTGCATCTGGTTCTGGATACAGTGCTGGAACACTGTATTTTAGTACCGCTGATATTGGTGGTAATGGTGCGGCAACATTTGATGTTACTGCCGCAGGTATTTCTGCCGCAATTGGTGATGTAGTTCAGTTTACCGGTGCTGGCACAACATCAGACACTTATCATCGCATTACTGCTGTTGGATCTGCCACTCAAATTTCGGTTGCCAAGACATCTGGTGACCCAGTAATTACTTCTAATCATTATGCTTATGTTGTAGGTAAGTCCATTGCATTTACTGCAAGTGGAAACACTATCACTGCAACAGGACACGGATTAGTTGCTGGAAATAAGATTAGAATCATTGACGGAAGTAATAATAATGTTGGGGACTTTATTGTTAATACAAGAGTTGATGTTAATACATTTACGGTTTCCAATCTTTCAGTTTCCTCTGGTTATATTCTCAGACATGCATTATCTGCGAATGCTGGAACATCAGATAGAGATGCAGAAAATCTTGGAAAGAGAGCATTTGCAATTTATGGTGGCGAAACACTGACTCTCGGTGCTGGAATTA